TCACTCTCGAAATGGCAGAGGAGAAGATTGCGGAAAGGATTGATGCGAATTTACTCAATACAAATATTCAAGACATAGCAGAACTACCTAAGTCTACCTTCAATAAGAAGATTGATAAACTTGCAGCAAAGACTTCAGGTAAATTAATAATCAAGGAGTATCCTACAGCGTCAGCACACTGTGGACATTTTCGTGCGTTGTTACAAGAACTTAAGTTGAAGAAATCATTTGAACCTGATATAATATTTGTAGATTATCTAAACATTTGTGCTTCATCACGTTATAGGAGTGCAGTAAACGTAAATTCTTATTCTTATGTCAAGGCAATTGCAGAAGAGCTTCGAGGATTGGCAGTTGAAGCAAGCATACCAATCTGCTCGGCAACGCAAACTACAAGGTCTGGCTTTGCTAGTAGCGACCCTAATCTTACTGACACTTCAGAAAGTTTTGGTCTACCAGCTACTGCTGATCTTATGTTCGCTTTGGTTAGCACCGAAGATTTGGAGGGACTTAATCAAATAATGGTCAAGCAATTGAAGAACAGATACAATGACCCTACTATGAATAAAAGATTTGTAGTTGGTATTGATCGTGCAAAGATGAGGTTGTATGATTGTGAGCAGTCAGCACAGGATGATATAGTTGACGATACGGACGGAGTAGAGTATAATAAATCTGAAGAATCCAAAGCAAAATTTAATGACTTCAAGTTTTGATAAGTATACACGTTTTGTTAATAGCGTTACAAGTACACCTTCTAAAGATGCAGACGCTTTTATATACCGTTTACAAGAGCTTGGTGGTGATGTCGCTATTCAACGCCTTCTTACTGCTGCTGTTGGTATTAGTGCCGAGTCTGGTGAGTTTATGGAAATTGTTAAGAAGATGATATTCCAAGGTAAACCATGTAACGAGGATAACTTAGAGCATCTAAAGATAGAACTTGGTGATGTGTTATGGTATGTGGCACAAGCATGTATGGCACTTGATATAAGTTTTGAAGAGGTTGCTGATATGAATATAGATAAGTTATCTAAGAGATATCCTGAAGGACATTTTGCAGAGTACTATTCCGAGAACAGAAAAGCAGGTGACAGATAACTATTGCTTTACATCTATAAAGATAGGTGATAAGTATGATGCAGGTTATGTAAACAAACTCTATAATATGGTGCGTCTACAATCAGATGTACCATTTTTTTGTTTCACAGATAACACTGATGGGTTGAATAAAAATATAGAAACCATTGACATGGATGTCACTGAGTATCAAGATTGGTATAGGTGGTGGCCAGCATGGTGTAAGATATTGATGTTCAATCATCTACATGAGTTTGATCGTAAGATATTTTTTGATCTTGATGTTATTATTCATGGTGATATAACTCCTGTATTACAGCATGATGAAAATTTTTCCCTTGTATATTCTAAGTGGAAAGGAATCAAGTTCAAGATAAAAAATAAAAATAAATCTATGTACAATTCAAGTTGTATAGTGTGGAAAGATAATAGAGATCTATATGAATACTGGAAGATGAATGCACAACATTTTGTTTCTTTGTATGGTGGTACTGATGACTTCTATCATTGTGAAAAAATACCAAGAACTGCTCTACCACTTATCTTTTATTCTTATCGTGATGGTGCTAAACCAGATCAAAATAATAGTTTGATTATGAGAGAAGATCATGCTGTTGCTATACTACATCAAGAACCTAAGAATCATACTCTCAATGAAGAAGAACACCCTATTGTAAAATATTGGGTCTAAAAATAAATACCTTCATGACGGAGGTATTATGAGTGCAGCAACTGAGAGACAGGAAAACGTTTCAAGGTTATTTTTTGAAACTTTTCTCAATACTAGTGGTGAATTAACTGACTACCAACAACAGGAATTGGAGAGAAGATCATTTGATAGAGTAGGTGGTATATATCCTAATGCACCTCAGAAATGGAAGGATAATTATTACAAACAAATAATTGGTATATTCAGATATATGACTACCAAAGGATTCACTAGAGGTGGATGGTCATTCTCTAGGGGTGATGGTATGATGGGATATTTGAATAGTATAGCACAACAAAAGTGCGGAGTATCTACATTAGATAACTGGAATCCTATGGATATTGTAGGTGTAAAGGTAGGGTCGGACGGTATAATAAGACAGACATTAGATGCTATGTGTATAACTCCAACTACTAATGATCAGAGAGCAGCTAATAGAGATATTTTAAACTCTGTTATGGTAGAGATGGTAGAGGCAAAGAAATTGATGCCAGTATCACTCAAGTTTATAGATGCAAATGAAAGACCTGGTTTTGAATTGAGTCCTGACCTATCAGATCCAGCTAGAAATGAAAGAAAGAGACATGTATGGAAGTGTCGAAACATGACATGTGATTTGGAATGGGATGTCAATGCTCGTGCATGGAGAAATGCACAAGAAATATCTTGGAAGATGGTAGATGATGGTAGTTCTGGTAGAAAAGCAATGACTATAATAATACAGGGAAGATCATTCATTGCAAGATCGGCAAGAGAAAAACCACAGCATGAAGGAACACCTGAAGGTGCAGGTGCTAAACTAGGTAAGGCTGCTATTACAGAACTAGAAAACTTTTTGACAGCGATAGGAGTTAGTAATCCTGTACCTGGAAAACAACTTACATCTCATCCACATATACCTAAAGTAGGTGAACCTTGGGAACCACATAAAGCTTACTGGGTAAGTAAACAAGCAGCACTAGCGTCAGCAAATATAGGTGGTTCTGGTATAACGTTCAATTCGCCAGGTGCATATGGTGGTGAAGATGGTGATAAACTTGGTTTTGCTGCAGCATTAGATGCTGCATGTGAAGCAGATGAACAAAATTTGAATACTGCTGCTGATTCTAAAGTACCTGCAGGTAACAGATTATGTGCTAAACTATGGGGGTTAGAATGGTTGAGTACTTATCAGACAATACATTCTCAAGGTAAGTGGGATCCTTTTATGCATCAGATGTTACATGCATGTAAGAAAGAATTGCCAGGTATGGGGCCGTTTATTAAAATAGCAGGTATATGAACAAACTAATTGACGCATTGATAGTGGAATACACTTACAAAAAGCGTAGAAAACAACTTCAAAATTTAGAGATCAAAGAGTTCATGCGGTTTTTCATTGTGTTCACTGAAAACTATGATAAATATAAAAAAATGCAGACTTCTGGTCTAGCTTTTATACATCGTAATCGTAAAGAAATTTACCAAAAAATAAGTGAAGCAGTTCCAAACATTCATAACCGAGGCACGGGTTACCAAAGCATCCTCTCAAGCAAAGAGGCTGGGTCTGGTAGGAGACGGTCATGGTGACTGGTATGACAAGCAAGGAAATCTAAAGGCTAAGACTATCTCTGGTGAACTTAAAATGTTCACTGGTAGAGAAAGAAAGGATGATGAGGTAGTTGATAAACCTTCTGCACAAGGAACGATAGCACCTAGAAGTGGGTTTGCTAAAGATATAGTAAACAATTTAGGTCTTGTACCACCATCTGCTACTGAAAATGGAAGTGGTTCAGGTGCTGGAACTGGATCTCAAGCATCATCTGCTATTTCACAAGCGAAATCTTCTGGTCCTTTGACTATTGCGTTTGATAAATTTGATAAAGATGAGGTTACTGATAATATTATTGCTGCAGTTGAGGAACTATCACAAGGTGGTTTATATTATATCTTCCCTAGTAGGGATCAAGATATAGATGAGTTGAAAGTTATGTATCCACAAATCAGTGAGTCAATCATTGATGATAAGAATGCTGAAACGATATATGATGTCTTGCAATCATTATATGAAAATGGTTTTGATGCTGTTAATATAGTAGTAAGAAGATCAAGAGCAAAAGCAATTACAGATTTAGCATATGAGCAGAATGGTCAGTTGTATCAATATACAATGCTCAATGTTATTCCTGTAGATGAGAAGACTATTCGAGAGCAGTATATTGCAGGTGAGATTTTTAATTTGGGATCAGAAATTGAGTATGGTAATAGGTGTGGTAAGGTAATTAGGAGAGGTGCTAATCATCTTATTTGTGTTGATGAAGAAAAAGAAATGTTTAGGTGCTGGATATCTGAGGCTAAGGAAACGTCAACATTTCATTTACCAGTAGAGTTCTGACTAAATAAATAAGACAAGACAACGGATACGTGTGACAATGAATCCCTGGACAGATAGTTTTGAACAGTACCGCCAAGAAGTTCTTGGTGAAACTAAAAAGAAATCCGACAAGAAATCATCAGAGCGTTGGCAAGATGATGATTGCGATGGGAAGTGGTATGAGAAAAGTGATACTGATGGTAAGATCTCTGACAGGGAAAAGAAAGCTAAAGATAAAAAGTATGCTAAAGAAGGTATCGAAGATGTCATTGCACGTCTAGAGAAGAAGCGTATTAGTAAGGGTGGAGATGCAAAGGATTCACCACTACCTTCAATGCGTAAGTATCATGAGAAGAAGAAAAAGAAAGAAGCAAAGGAAGGTTATCAAAGAGATCCTGAACAACAGGAAAAAGAAAGGAAGACATCTAAGCAATCAGATCCTTCTAAGGATAATTTCACTGGTATCTCTGGTAGCATTGCTACAATTATGAAACAGAATGCTGCAATGAAAAAGGCAGAAAAGAAAAAAGAAAAGAAAGAAAGTGTTGAAGTAAATCATATTGATGGTAGTAAGACTCAGATCATTGATGTAATAAGAGCACCTAAGATGCCATCTGCTGCACCTCTTGATGAGATGATTGATGGTAGTAAGGCAGCAATTGGTCTTACTGGTTTAGTTTTTGGTAGTGGTCTTGAACTAGCTAGAAGAGCAAAAAATGCTGCTGGAAGACTTAAAGAAAAAATGAAGAAGAGAACTCAGATTGGAGAGAAATATTCTAATTGGAGAGAAGATTTTATCTGGGAAGGACCAGCAACGGCAAAGGATCCGAAACTAGATGTCAAAGAAACTGGAGTAAAGAATAAGATTGAGGTCAACCCTGAGGTCAAGACCGAAGAAAAAAAAAATTTAATTCACACATCTCCTCTAACTGATCGTGTTCTGAATTGGTCTAAGACCAAGAAGACTGAAGATTATCATAGAGGACAAGGTGAGAAGATACAAAAGAGAACTAAGAAATGGATGGGTAAGCAAAACCCACCTATAGAAGGTGCTCCTGGTTTGGATGCTATAAAAGCAAGAGAAGCAGAGCATAGGAAAAACCGTCGTGTTAAGAAGGAAGAAGTAGAACTTGACGAAAGATTAGGTGGTAAAGGTTACTCTAAGAAAGCCACTGGAGGTGGTGGTGACTGGGAAGATTCTGATAGAGGTGCTGGTAACAAGGCAACCAGAAGATCAGGTGGAACTGTAAAGGCAAAGAGTCCTACTTACATTGCACATGTTGTTAACAAAAAGAAGAAAGTTACTGAAGCAAAGAAGAAGAAAGATGATACTTACCTAGAAACTGATTGGGAAAAGCGTAAGGAAAATAATGAGAAGGCGAGAAAGGATCTTCAGAAAGGTCCACAAATGAAAAACCCTCACTTGGAAAGTCGTGTAAAGTATTATAGTGGTGATGATAGAGATGAAAAAACTGGTTACCCTAAAGGACTAAAGAGTTCTGGTGGATCTAAGAAAGAAAAAGACTCAATGACTGCTGATCAAAGAAGACAGATGAAGGTTGAAGCAACAAGTTACAAACCAAAGTTCAGTGTTTTTGATGAAGCTGCTGATCGTAAGATGTCTAGAGCAACTGATCAACAACTTGCTGATGCACATAAGAAGTTCAGTGGCATGGATCAGTCATCTCCAGCTAATGCTCACATGACTAAGAGAATTACAAGGGAGATAAACAGAAGAAAGAAGGCAGCAAAGTCAGCACAAGGATCTAGTCCTGTAAAAGAAGAAGTAGGTGTTTCATCATCTGCTTCGATTAAAAAAGCAAAACAGGAAGCAGAACTACAGAGAAAGGAAGCACTAGCAAAGAAAAAGAAAGGTGTAAAGGAGCATCATCAGAAGGATTCTAATGGTAAAGTGATAGAGCATGGTGATGGTACACCTAGTTCTGTAGAAGAAAATGTTCTTGATACTGTAAAAGATGTTGGTAAGAAAGTAATAAAGAAAACAAAAGAATTTATCAATAAACCTATCATAACTCCTACCATCACTAAGGATCAGCACCTACAGAAGATAAGAAATTCAGGTGGTGACCCATCACACTGGCAAAACTCTTACGAACCAGAAGGTGAAGTTGTTACTGAATTGAATAGGTATGAGAAGGAGACTGGTAAGTCATCTGGTTCTATGAACATGCCAAAGGGTAAAAAGACTAAGAAGGGTGGTGATTCTAGTGAAGTAATGAGAAGTGTTAGAACTAGTATTCGTAGGGAAACTGGTAAACCTGCAGGTCAACGTAAGACTAGAGAAAAGGGTGAGAAGACTCCTGACATGAAAGGACCAAGTGCTAAGTTACAAAGAGGTATCAGTAAACTTAAGGCAAAGAGAGAACTAGATGCTAAAGCAAGGAAGGCAGGTTATAAGAGTACTCAAGATTATATTGAAGTTCAGGCGAGGTATCCAGACTGATGCCTTTGCCAGAGATACCATATGATGAATGGTTTGAGGACAAAAAACCACACCCCCATGATACTATGCCAATAGCTAGAGACTTTGATAACCCAAGACCTGAAGAAGAAGCAGCAGATGCTTATCAATCAAGGCATGAATCAACACCTGACTTTGAGAAGGGTGCTGAAGAAGTTGTAACTATGCATGAGAAAATGTATAGAATTGCAACGGCAAGATATAATCCTTTTTCTATAGGTGGGTCTGAAAATTGTGATGCTGACATAAATTGTCCTATAGGGGGATCTGAGAATGTTAGATGAAGTAGCACCACCATCTGCCAAGCATGAAAGGATGGTCAAACACATTAAAAAATCTTACAAGAAGGACGGGAAATTGACTAAGAAAGAAAAATCTATTGCCTATGCTACTGCTTGGAAAGATTATAAGAAAAAAGCTGTAAATGAGCAACCAGTAATCAATGCTAATGATTCTAAGCTTATTGGGCAAACTCAGAATATGATTAAGAAAGGTTTTGGTTTAGTTGATGTTAATAGAGGATATACAACTAGTACATCAGGTAGTCTTGCTAAAGGAAACTTTACAGCTACTCAGAAATTTGCAAGTAGAGATGATCTAATAAAACAAAATGATGCAAAGCTACCAACTATAGCTGGCATGAAGTTGAGAACCCAAGGAAACTCTGGGATCGATGTAGGTGATTTTGTTAATCAAGCTGCAGTAAAGGCTGGAGATATAGCTGGTGGTCTAATAGATAGGGGTGGTCCATTAGTTAAAGCAGCAGTAAAGGCGAAGGGAGATGAGTTTGGAATAAAGAATTTGGATGGACAAACCTTTAGGAATATAGCAAAGCAGCAAGGAGATAAACTTAATTTTGATATAAACAAACACGTTCCTGGTACGCAAGCATATAAGTTGCAAGGTGTTGCTGATACAATCAATAAGAATACCTCAAAGTTTAGAAAGAACTCATATGAACCTGAAGGTGAAATGCTTGAGGCAAAGTATGAAAAAAATATGACTAAGAAACAAAAACAAAAGGTAAGGAATAAAAGAGCTGGACTTGATAAAGCACCTGAAGGTTCATTACCTGTAATGAATCCAAACATGCATCGTAGAGATGATCATGAATTTGGTAGAGGTATTAAAAAAGAAAAAGGTTCTAAGAAATCTGGCAGCATCCTTTGGAATGATGAGTTTACTTCTTATGAGGAAGTAGAAATATTTGTTGAGTCTTTATCTGAACAAGGATACACAGAAGAACAAATATTGTTAGAGTTAGATAGAAAAGGTTTTGGTTCTGTTGTCTTAGGTAAGGGTCTTGAACTTGGATTGGGTGCTATCAAGAATACATTTAGGGCTGGTAAAGCAACTAGAGGTTTTGTTAATCGTGCAGTATCAGATACAAAGTTACTCAAAAAAATAGATACTACTGCTAGGACACTAAGGGGTAATACTGGAAATACCTTCAAGGGTTTTAAAGATAAAGCAGGGGCGATAGTTAATAGAGTCAAAGGAAAACTAAACAGAACTGATATAAAAACAAATACTCCAACTAAGAGTGTAAACCCACAGGTATTGGGAGGTGCTGCTGCTAAGAAAACACCAGTAGTTACCAAGATGAAGAATGTTACTCCTATTGGTAATCGTATAACTGCTGCTACAAATAAGATAAAGGCTGGTGCTACTACTGCTGCTGTTACTGGAGGTGTAGTTGCTGGTAGTAAACTTACTAGTTCATCTCCAACTAAAGTTACACCTGCAGCAGTGACAAATGTTGCTAAGAAAGAAGTTACTCCTACAAAGAATCCAGTAGTAACGAAAACTAAAACTACTGAAAGAGGAAAAAGTGTTGACAGGGCTTATGGTGCAATGATAGCACAGACAAGAAAACTCAAAGGTGATGCTGCTGCTGAGAAACAAAGGAACAAGTTTATCAATAGACCTATTACATCTAAAGAGATGGATGAATCTATAAAGGATGAGTTACTATCTAATGCAAAGAAGAAACATAAAAAAGCTAAGAACTTTAAGAAGTGGCGTAGGGATTCAGAGCAAGCAAGACAAAGTGCATTGAAACCAGGTGAAGTACGTAAGTTAGTAAATGGTAAGTGGGTAAGTAATAAGAAATAGCCTATATAATTTACGTTATTTTGAAACGTCATGATTAATTTTTTAATGCCTATAGCGATCAGTATCATCAACAAAGCAGTTGATAGGATACCTGATGATCTTGATTCTGTTATCAAAGATTTTGTTATCAAGTTGCTGAAGAAAGCAGCAGCTAAGACAGGTAACAAGGTAGATGATGAGTTAGTAGTTGCTTTGCAGAAAGCACTTCTAGAGTCATAATCAACTAAATATTCACATACGATAAGGAACAAAAAACATGGCACCACTATGGGGAGCTACTGACTCTGATGAGTCAAAGCCTAAGCATTTGACCACTGTTGAGAAAAGAGATGTGTACGCTACCTCAAGTGGTTGGGTAAGAACACCTGGTACAGCATTAACTGGTAACGATAACACTTCTGCTGACCCAGAAGTTCTTGTTGCTATTGGAGAACTAGCAACAAGTCTAGGACAGGCAACTATATCATCTGTAAGATTCACTACATCTGATGTAGATGCATCTGCAGGTGGAACTCTTTCTGTTGCTGTAGAATTCAATGAGCAGGTCACAGTTGCGACTGCCTTTCCATTGATGGTTGTAGCAAACAGTAGAGCAGGTGGCGGTAGTGCTGCTAACTTTACTCTTACTATGGATGGATCACTTCCAGTGACCAATGACACTCTTACATTCTCTACCACATTGACTGGTGGTGATGGTAAGCAAGTTGCTGATGACGTATTGTCTATAGGAGCACAAACAATCAACCTCAATGGTGGAACCGTTGTTGATACTATCGGAGCAGGTAACGCAGAGATGGCAATTAGTGCTGCTCAAGGAACTGCTGCTGGCACAATTACAGTTGTAGCATAATTATGTAAATGAAATTTGATGAATTGAATGAGGAGAATCATCTCCTATTTGCCATTAAACATTATGAAAATCCTCATGCTTCTACGATGGAAGACTTTGAGGAGGATCTAAAGAGATTCAAATATATCAAGAGATTACTCAAGAAGTATGTGGTTCAAGGTGAGTTGAAACATCATCTCATCCTGAACCATTTGATTATTTGTTTCAATGTATTTGGTGAAGGAACTGTACCTCTACTCTTTTATAAAATAGAGAAGGAGTATTGGTCTATACTGAAAACATTTTTATTATTTTTGAATAGAATCCCTGACTACCCTAAATCTGGTCTTGATTCTATACCTATTCATAAAGAAGCAAATGTTATTCTAAACTCAATCTAATGGATGAGGATAAACTCAATAGAATAATTGATATGATTCGTGAGGACGTTCCCACGAATGCTATGTCTCATGGGGAAATTGCTGGTGACTTTGAGCACACAGGTGATGATCCACCTATAAAGAAAAAGAAGAAAAAGAAGAAGAAGTATGCATATGGTGGTCCTCGTTCACGTAAAACGTGGATGCCATGAGGATGAACGATCAAGTACTTGAACGGTTAGAACGTGTAATTGAGACCCTTCAGGAAAATAATATAAAGATGGGACAGATGCTTGCTGTCCATGATGAGAAATTAGACAAACAGGATAGGATAGATGCAGTATTATTTGAGA